CTGGTGTTCCAGTTATTGCGGTGATTTCTCCGTCTACGATTGTAGTTGTTCCCAACGTACCATAATCCGCAAAGTAAACCGCTTTCAATCCGCCTTGAGAGGACTTACATCCTAAGGCTCTACCGCTTGTTAATAAACATGCCATTGTTTTGTGTGTTTTAAGTTACTGATAATCAGTTGATTACCATATATTATTATTTATTTATTTTGATTAAGAATAGTAAACGATGTCTTCTTTTACCGAATAATTCACTCCAGCGGAATATCTCATTATAAATCTGCAATTTTGAGACCCATCCAAATCTGACATATCTAAAACTTTTACTTCGTTGTGGTCAGATAATAAACCCGTTCCGAAATATAAGTTAGATTTTAAAGTTGATATCATTGTATCATCTGCTAAACCATTACAAGCAACCACTTTTACACCATCAAAAAATTGAATATCAACATCTTGATTGTTCCCTTGTGCGTTTACTCCATTTGCTCCAACTCCGTTTGCTTGAAAACCACCTAATGATCTTTTATAAGCTCGGAAAATATTCTGAGAAACATATATAAAAAGCTCTTCGTTAGAATATAAAGAAGCTGGAATTGCGTCCACTACTTTTCCTAATTCTGCTATTACATTTCCAGCATTAACGCCACCAGCAACTTTTGCGATATCTTGACCCGCTGGTAAAGTGTCAGCAGTTAATAATGTTGCAAAACCATCAAAAGAACCAGCTCCAGCAGTTCCGCTCCATATATCTTGCTCAGTTTTTTGTGCTACTTTTTCAGCCATTAAACCGATAAAGTAATCAGAGAAAGTTTTTGGTAAGTTCTGATTTAAAGAACTATAACCCATAGAAATCGCTTCCCAATCACTCATAAATGGAGTCTTACAAAGTTCAAGATTTACTTGTAATTGTTTAGGTTCTAAGATTCTTTCTGTTAAAGTAACAGTTGAAGTATCTGCGAAATCACAAGTAGAGTTTGCAACGATTCCGTCAAGTTCAACTCTTTTTAATACTTCTTTAAATTTTACATTTGGTTTAACCTCGATTAATCCGTTTGCAATTGTGTTACCGCTTAAAAGTGCCGATGATACGTATGATCCCGCGAAACTTCCGCTGTAACTTGATGTAATTGATACTGTTGTAGCCATTTTTATTTATTGATTATGTTAAAAATTCTGTTTTGTACTGTGTTTTTACCTTTTTGAGAATAAAGATTTAATTCTTTTGTTGCAGATAAGTTTTCTGGATTATGTGATATTCCTTCAACTTCTGATAATTCAACTTTTTCAGCTGATAATTCAACAACTTCTTCAACTTCAACTTTTGAAAGTTTTAGTTCGTTAATCTCATTACGTAGTTTTTCAATTTCAGAAAAGAAAGTTTCTTCGCTAATTGATTTTACAACCTTTTTAGGTGTTGCAGTTTCAGTCGCTAACTCTTCTTCAACTACTTCTTCAATTACTTCTTCTTCAACCGCCTCTTCTTCTTCAGTTCCAGCTTCTTTGATTTCAGAAATAATACCTTCTTCTTCAACTACGATAACCATACCTCCCTCAACTTCATACTCTCCGATTGGTACGCTTACTCGCTCTTCGTCTGCAACGACAAAAACCTCAGCTCCAACTTCAAATACTTCCGCTTCAAAAATAGCACCATTATCAAGTTTCATTTGCTCAAACTTTACTTCAATACCAAGTAAGGTTCTAACTTTGTTTAATGTTTCTTTTGTATTCATATATATATAATAAAATTAAGGATTAATTTTGCATTTTCGTTTTGATTATTATTCTTCTTGCTTGTAAATACTACCTATTCCTTGCCTCCAATGTTCACGATCTTTACAAGTTTCGCAATCACATTCTTTTAATGTGTAAGTATTTTTACAATAACAATAAACCGCTTTCATTATGATAATAGTTTTTTAAGTTCGTCCATTACAGATAAATCTTCTTGTAACTCTTCGTTTTCTAATTTATCCGAAAAAAATCCTTCAATACTGAAACCCTTTAAAATTCCTTTTTTAGCCATTTCATAAACCTCATCATTATCACATTTCATAGACCCCATCCACGTACCTACGGGAACATCTAAACCATACAAAGCTGACTTATCTTTTTCTTTGTCGTCTACGATCCACGATTCTACCAAGGTCATTCCTTTTAATTTGCCATCATGCTCTAAGGTTGAGTTTGATTGATTGCCATTCTGTAAATACATTTGTGAGGCTTTTAAAACAGTATCAGCCGAAAAGAATACATAGTATTCATCCTCTCCGTTACGTCTATAAATTGGCTTATTAGGGATTAATAAAGCACCCATTAATAAACGTTTCTCTTTGCTTATTTCAGCAAGTTTAATCTCTTGGTTTTTTAAAGCAATGAAACCCGATTCGATGGCTGGAGAATTTACAACCGATATTGCATTTACTCCGATTGCTTCGTCATCATCTAAAATTAATTCTATTATCTTCATAATTATATAATGTTTTTTTTGTTGTTTTTTGTATTTTAAATTGATGCACCGCTAATTATATTTCTATCTAACTCTTGAGAAGTAGATATATCACCAGAAACTACAAACGCTTGTACGGGTTGTTGAGATGCCCCACCGATTGCAGAGGCTAATTGGTCGGTAGAATTTGCTCCGACAACATTGAACGCTGGAGGCAAACTCGGAACGCTTGGAATATTTGGAGCTGAACCGCCACCCGAAACAGTTGGAATAGAACCCGCACCACCTTGTCCAGTTGGATTTATACTTTTTATAGCTGAGATGTTTTTAAGAGCAACCGCACCCGCTAATGCAGATTGTACAATTGGATACGCTGGAAAGAATGCAGTAATTGGAGAATCTTGAGCGGTACTATAAGCATTTTGTACCCCTTTAACCCCGCTAATGGTAGCACTCGCAATCGCCATGGCTTTTCCTATCTTACTATCTTTACCCGCTATTTGAGTAACTTGATTTAGGGTATTTTGTGCATCCGCTACTGTTTGGTTAAATACTAACCTATCTAAATCAGCTTGTGCTTTTGCGAATTTTTTACGTATTGCTTCTTTTTGCTTTTCAGTACCACCTAATAAATGAAGTTCAGCAAGTGCTTTCGCTTCTTGTCTTTTTAAATCTTGTTCATCCCTACCTAATTGAGCCTCTAAAAAAGAGGCTAATTTTTCTTTATCTAATTTCTCTTTATCATCGTTTTTCTTTTTTTCTGCATCCGCCTTTATTTTGTCTTTTTCGTCAAATATTGCTTGTTGATTATCTTTAGCAATTTCGCCTTGTTGTCTTAATAAAGCTTCTTCTTCTGATTTTTTACCAAAAAACTTTCGTGCAAGTTTAATCCTATTCTCATACGCTCTTTTTATTTTTAAAAGAACTTCTTTTCGTCTATCATCTTCTGTTAAAATTGATCCTTTTCTAATCTCTTCTAAAGCTTTAGCACGTTCCTTTTCCGCTTTTAATCTTATTGCGGTTTCGTCTTCAGTTTCCTCAACAACTGTTGTTATCTTGGTTTCTTTTGCTTTTTTTACAATTACCTCTTCTTCAATACCAAGCTTTTTAATTAGATCATTTTTACCCTTTAATAATTTGTTGCCTTTTTCTTGTTCATCATTGAAATTTTTATCCGCTTTGTTTAATGCGTTTGTTTGTTGCGTTAGTCTGGCGGTTTCTTTATTTAAGTTATTTAATCCGTTAACACCTAAAACAAATCCTTCATTCCCTTCTAACCTTAATTTATTTTGCTTAATTGAAATTTCATTTAATTCTTTTATAACATCATTTGGAGAAGTTGATTTAATCTTAATACCTAAATCACTATACTTTTTCCTTAATACAATAATTGAATCTAAAACTGTTTTTTCTTTTTCAAATTTATTTTTTAAAGCGTCTGCAGATTCTTCCGCTTGGTCTTGGATTTCTTCTTGTCTTTCTTGAATAAGTATTTTATTTATTAAAGAACTATTTACTTCGTCTATTGCCTTTTTTAAATCTTCAGTACTTACAGTTTCGCTATCTATATTTTTTAAAAAATTTGGATATTTATCTTGTAAATTATCTATTACTTTTATTCTATCTCTTTGAGCTTTTAATAAATCTTTTTCACTTGTCGTTGTATCATTTATTTTTTTATCAAAAGAATCTAATTGTACTTCTGATTTAAACAAAGCAAATCGTTGATCTTCTAATTCATCCGTTACAGATTTTGTTGGTGTTATAAAGTTTAAAATTGCAGTTGTAGATTTTACAATTCCCCTTGTAATACGATTAAAAATTCCTTCCCCGTCTTCAATACTTAATAAAAAGCCTTCCCACGCTGAACCAAGTTTAGTAGTATCCCCCGCGAGATTATCAAGTCTAACCTCAGACATTTTTTTCGCAGATCCCTCAGCACCTAAAAAGTCTTTTTCTAATTGATTTATTTGTTCTCCGCTTTCTGCTAAACTTAAAAAAGATTTCGCACCAACAACACCAACCAAATCAATGGCGGTATTTAATTTATTTGTAGAGTTTTTTATTTTCTCCATACCCTCCTCGAGAGTAATTCCTTTTTTATTTAATTCTATAAAAGTTTTAGATAAACCCGTACCAGCAACACTACCCTTTAAACCATTGTTGGCTAAGACTCCTAATAATGCAGAGGTTTTTTCAATAGATACACCCGTTGCTCTTGATGTTGGTGCAACTAACTTTAAACTCTCCCTTAAAGACTCAAAATTTAATGCAGATGATGAGGTACTCAATGCCATTACATCAACGACCCTTTGTGTATCTTTTGTATCTAATCCAAAAGATCGAATAGTCGAACCCGCTAATTCTGATGCACTTGCTAAATCAACCTCTAAAGAAGAGGCTAAATCTAAAATTGCTGGTGTTGAATTAGCTATATCCGATGCAGTAAAACCTAATTTTGCAAGTTCTGTTTGTAGCTCCACAACTTGAATAGCAGTAAACTGTGTAGATGCTCCTAATTCTTTCGCTTGATTACTTAATACACCCAACTCGTCAGCAGTTGGAGAGGCTACCGCTTTTAAGGTACTTAGACTTTTTTGAAACTTAGCACCCGTCTCATTAGCAGATTTAAACAAAGCAACCATACTACCAAGAGCAACAACAACTGCACCAATCCCAGAAGAAATTAAGGCTGTTTTTAACTTTCCAAGCATCGGAACTGCTGAGGCAATAGACGATTTTAATCCAGAAAATCCAGAGGTTAAACCTTTACCCGTTGCCCCAGCTTCTTTCTTTACCCCAGAAACTTTACCTTTTAGACTATCAAGTTCTTTCCCAGCCTTACCCGTTTTCGCTTCTATCTCAATTATTACTTTATCCATTTCATGTCTTGTTTATGCCTTGTAAATATTTCTTTAAAGCTTTCTGGAAACTTATTTTTTCCTTTTGCTAATTGTACAATCTCAGCGTTACAATTAGTATCTTTTAATAAATCTAAAATTTCTTTTATCATAGGTCGTTTAATAATTCTATCTGAGATTTTCCCGTCTTCAAATTGGTTGATATTGAATTAATCTTGTAACTACTCCCAGAGATTTGGAAACGATCTGCTAACGAATAATTTAATAATATTCTTAAAGGCAAATAAGCGGTTACTTTTGTAATCCTATTTGATTTATTAAAAATGCTTGTAATGTAATTACTATGATAATCTTTAAATAATGTATTTAGGTTTTCTACTCCTTCCCATTCATCTGGCTCTGATGCGAAGTTGATAGATGGTTGATTGGCAAAAGGTGTAACGTTCATGTTAGAGTTACATGGAGCGAAATACGTTGCAATACTTGTTTGCCTAATAGCAATATTATCAGCGTCAACTCTATCGACAAAAGAAATTGTATCTGTCTTTAATGCATTATAAAATAAAATAGGTTTACCGATATAACTTTCTTGGTTATCATCAACACAAAAACCCCATTGAACATCTGTTAAACTTGCATCGGATAAATCCAAAAGCCTCTCAAATTTAAAATGTTCAAATGGTATTGTATAGTTATAAATACCCCCAGAAAACTTTAAACTACTATCTTCGTTATATTCTATTTTTCCCCATTCTTTATTAAATAGCTGATCATGTTGTTTAGCTAAGAAAGTTCCTAAGCCATCGTAAGTAAAATTTATTTCTCTAAATGGTAAAGCGGTATTAGATTGGCTTTTTGTTACATCTAAATATTTAGTAATATCATAATTAATCCCACTACTATAAAAACTGTCTAAGGTTTTTACAACTATTACATTATCTTTTACAAACGCAACTAAATTAAACATCTTAAAAATTGATGTAAGAAAATCAAGCACTTTCATTTTAGGAATCTGTTGCGTAATAATTAACTCAAAATCATCATTCTTTATAAAACTTGTATTTACAAAAGAGGTCGGAAAAGCTGAATTACTATTCGTCCAAGTAACCGAAGTAAATACAATCGTAGTCGTTGATGTCATCTCAACTCTATAAGTAGCATTCGTATCATTTGTAATAGGCATCACATAAGAAACACTTCCGCTAATATTACCGCTTGTAATGATTGCAACGTTATTCCTATAAACTGTAAAATTATAGTTATCACTTCCAACGGGAACAAATGCCAATGAAAGTGTAGGCGAAGAACTATTGAAAACAGTTAGCACATTATCAACCATCTTATCAAATGTATTTGAAGTATCATCTGCCCAACCGACAACGGGTAAAGTTGAAGAAGTTAATTGCCCCCCGTTTGTTGCCTTCCCTTTTGTTCTATGTAGCCACATATACAAATCGTCAAAATACGTGTTTGATGTTCCAGCACTTGAAAAGAAATCAGCACTAAAAGAAATCCCGTATTTATCTTCAATAGCTTTTATTATAATCTCTAATCTAATAGCATACTTTAACTCATTCCATTTAACGCCATGTATATTATTCCCTTCCCCATCTTGAAAATATAAATTACCACTATCCGCAATATGTTCGCTTGTTTTATAATACAGTCTTTGCGTGTGCGTAACTAATGGAACTTGTAGAGGTTTAGCATAGTTAACACCGTCTACTGTTTTATTTAATCCCGTTGTTAAATAACTTTGTATATCTGGGTAACTGTAAACAATAGCACTCCCATCAGATTGCTTTTTGTTAAAGTTGTTCAACCAAGATAAGTCTGATAGCTGATCATCCCCTAATAAGTTTTTTAAGGATATTGTATTCCCGAAAAAAGTTATCTTATAAGTGTGAGCTAAATTATCTTTTAAATCGACACCTTCTAATTTTATGAATCCATCTTTAAAAGGCAAATCATTTAATTCAATTACAGAAGACACTCTTATTCTTGCATCAAAACCATTGGTAATATCGTAGTTGTAGAAATGTTTAAATATCTTATTATTTAATTTTGAAGCTGGTAAGCTGAACGTTTTAGAGAACTCCGTAAATACCTTATCAATATCTTTAGCGTTCTTAATCGTATCGGTAATAGTTACGCTCTCATCCTTAAACATATCTACTCGTTGCCCCTCAATATATAATTGAATTTTCTGCATTTATCTAATGTTGTTTATTACGTTAAATGAATTATCAAAGTCGATTGTATATTCTACAAGCCTATCGTTTAAAGAAGTCTTATAAGTGATGTTACTTGTTTTAACATTGATCGGTAAAACTTGTTCTTCTGTCGCAGTAATATTCGTCATCCAAACTTTTTCAGATAACATTAGTTGTTTAAAAACCTCGTTATACTCCTCGCTTAAAAACCCACTACTTAAAGAAATAGATTCACTACCCGACACATTAAAATCTCTGTTAACGTGGGAGCTTTTACTATAAAGATTAAAGCTATTTCTTATGTTTGCTTTGTACGATTCTTTTTTAACAGTCATTTGTTCAACCGCCTTTTTAAAGAAGTACATATCTTGCAACGCTCCAAACTTATTTATAAAAGTTACTTTCTTTGGTTCGTATTTACACTCGCTTAAAACGTTAACGTTTATAGTTTCTATCTTGCCAACATTATTAGAAACTTCTATTTTGTCAACCTCTCCAATCTCAAACTCATTTAAGAAACTAATAATACAAGCATTCGGTTCATAGATTCCGTTATTCCCAAAAATCCTATCAATATAATTTTCAAAGTTTACTTCTCCATTTACTGTAACGTACTTAATCTTATTAGCTGAATTATTGCTATTCGTGTAAGACTGAGTACCCACTACAATCCCATTCTTATAGAAAGTAACAACGGGATCTTTTAATACGTTAACGGGAATACGAACAAGATTATCAGAGAGTCCAAATATCTGGCGGTTTGTAATCATGACCGAACTTGTATCAACATTAAAATCATTCTCTTCAAAATAAGAGTAACTATCAAAAGAAATAATTGCTGGGGGGTTTATGGTAGATAGTAAAACATTAGAGGAGTTATATGCTCTAATAACAAATTTAAACCATATTGATTTACCAGCATAATCCCCATTAAAAGTGATGTCTAAGAAATCTTTTATTAACTCCGAAACCTCATAGCTTACAGAAACACTTCCAGCAATTACGAATTTTTTTAAACTGTATTTAATAGTAGTTGTATCTGTGGACAACCCTTCCCAGATATAAATATCTAATTCAGTATATGAAGTATTAGGTATTGCGGTGCTTACGTAATGGGGGCTTCGTAAATTAATTGCCATTTTATTTTGTTTTTATATTGTCTTTTGTTGTTGTTTTTATTAAAGCCTCTACATCTAATCTAAATGCCTTAACAATGTCCTTATCTAAATTTTTAAACGCTTTCTTAAATGGCTTAGTAAAAAATAAACTTGGCTTGATCCCTCTGTTGTAAATGTTACCCGCAATAATATGAGCGATTGTTTTATAATTACCTTTTGTAAACTTTCCCTTTTTATCTCTTAATCTTACATTCTTTCTCTTTGCCCATTTCTCAAGACTTAAAACAAAATCTTTATAGTTTCCCGTTTTACCACTTCCGAAACGATACTTACTGTTTGGAGCTTGTTGCCCTTTTATCTTTGCGTTAGGCGAAACCTTCGAAGGGTCTTTACCTTTTACCCCAGCATCTTGGTAGATTCCATACTCCGCCATGATAAAGTCCAATCCGAAACTATTTTTACTTACGTTTAAATCGTATTTTAAACTGTTGTATAGTTTACCCGTATCTTTCTTTTTGCCTCTTGATAGATTGGCTCTTGCTTGGCTTATCACATACTTAGCAAAAGCATTCAGCTCCTCTTGTACATTCTTTAGCATATCAATATATCGTTGGGAATAAGCACATCAAACGACAAAGAC